AGCACCTTCTTGAACAGACTCTTCTTCTTCACCAGGTTCAGATTCATTTAACTCTTCTTCAAGCTCTTTGATTACTGATTCTAAATCAAGTTCGAGTTCCTCATCCATCTCATCATCATCATCTTCTCTACGAGGTTCATCTTCTTCTTTTTCAGAAACAATTGGAGCATACTTCACACCATCGATTTCAACGATTTCGGATTCATCCATTTCATCATCATCATCTTCTCTACGAGGTTTGTCATGCATACCTTCGTCTTTACCTTCATCATCGTCATCTTCTCTACGAGGATCATCATGCATACCTTCATCTGGATCTTCATCATCATCGTCATCTCTACGAGGTTTCATGCCCATACCTTCATCAGTTTCTTCTTCGTCTTCGTCATCGTGCATACCTTCTTGAAAATCTTCATCTTCTTCAAGGTCTTCTTCAGCAAGTTTAGCAGAAAGCATAGATTTTAGATGTGGAGTGAATGCTTCTTCAAGAGCCATTTTAGCGTTTTGTAATGCAGTTTCACGAACAGCTTTAGCATCAGCGATAGCTTCTTTTAATAAATCAGACATTATATGTCTCCCATACTATTTGTATTGGAATAAAGTTATTCTGGAACTTTAATTAAGGATTAATTTTATTAGACTCTGTACACACACAGAGTATTGAGGTTACATATAAGTATATAGAAAAAAAGAAAACCTCAATCGTCTAAACGTAATGAACGTATTTTTGCTAATCTTAACTTTCTTTGTTTTCTTCTTGCAGCAGATGGCTTTTCGTAGAACTCTCTTTCTCTTAGTTCTTTTAACATATTAGAATTTTTTACTTTTCTTTTGAATTCTGATATAGCTCTTTCATAACTTTTATTTGTCGCATCAACATAAAGTAAAGTTGATTGTTTTTTCTTTTTTCTTCTTTTTTGAAACATATTAAAACCTTTTCGTTTTGTTTTCATCATAAAACTAAATCTTTTAACTTAGGTAAACTTTCTTTCATTTGTTTATCAAAATCTTTTTGAAGTTCGCTGTGTCTTTTATCTGTGGCAATATTAATATCAGTAACATCACTTGTGTTTATTTCATTATCATTCACATCAATGGTGTCTGGATCAAGTGGTTCTAAATCTATCATATCATATCCTGTGGTCTTTTTTATTATTTTTGCCAGTCTTGATTTGTAAGAGGCATACTTTTCCGTTGGGACATATCCTGTATATCCTTTTGTACCAGGAGAACCATTTGTTGTTGTATTCTCATTAATCTTCGTCATCTTCTTCTATTAATTGTGCCTCAGATAAACACCCACGAGCAACTGCTGTGTGAGCATCTTCTATGTGAATAATTTCCGAAATAGGAATCGGAAATTCATTTTGGTCGAATTGTTCGTTGAATACATCCAAGAATCCTTTAACTAATGATGTTCCACCACCTATTACGATAGGAACTGCATTTGGAAAGTTAGGAACATTTTCAACACCTTCAAACTGAACTTTTAGGTTCGTTAATAAATAGTTAACAAGAGCACCATAATAGGAACGAATTGCAATTAAAACATTAGCTTCGTCTGTATCTTCATCATAAATATTTTGATAGTTTGCAGCAGTGAGGTCAAGTGTATCTGAACTTTCTTTTATGTTTGTTACTTTAGCTTTTGACACACCTGTATCAATCGATACATTTTCATCAACCCAATCACCACCACGACTTACACTAAAAGATAGGGCAGTCATTCCTTGATACATAACGGCAATGTTACACATTCCAGCTCCCATTGAAATGGCTACACCTGTTAGTTGAGTATCAACTAAACCCTCATATCCAATCGCAACTGCCTCTTCTATCTTTTTTACGGAATATCCGTACTGTTCTATTATCGTTCTCAATACATCTTCGTGATATGAAACTTCTCGTTGGACATCAATTGGTTTTGACGGAACACAGTAAACACAAGTTTCACCGTCTTTTGCTTTTCCAATTAACTCACCTATTATGGCATTTAGAACAGGTAGGGCATCTTTTTCAGTTGGATTTAACAAACCACTTTTCATTGGTCGTTTGAGTTCTGCTGTTGAGAATATTTGGGCGTAGTTAAAAGCGTGTTGTCCAACAATATGTATCTTACCAGCCTTTTCTACAAAAGGAATTCCTTGTCTTTTTAACATTCTTTTTACTTGTCCTACCTCACCATCGACAGTCAAGAAAGCATTTCTTTGTTTCTTTATTGTGTCTTCTGTGGCAGCAATATAAAATGATGTTCCACAATCTAATCCTTTAGCCATGTTAACCTCTTCTAAGTTGTTTAAGTTTTTCTTTCTGTGTTGACACTTTACCCTTAATCACTTCATCTGATTTAACAGATGATACTTTAGCTTTCTGTAATGATATGTTTTTTTTCATTTCAACATCTATGTGACTAGGTTTTGATTTTGGTGTCTCCACCTCAACTGCTGGTGTGTTTGACACAACAGTTGATACAATTTTTTTCCCACTTGGTTTGTAAAATAACTTTAATAATATTCCTACGATAAAACCGATTTGCCATAAAAAAAGTGAATAAAGTATAAATTGTTCAGCCAATAAACTATCTACCTCTTTGTTTTACTTTAAATATTTATCCATAGATTGTTTATGATGGTATTGGCTTAGCTTTCTTTGCTTTGAAGGCCTTCCTCATCTCTTTTTTATCTTTAAAATAAACTACATCGCCTATTGCTCCCGAAGGTAAGATTCTGAGACCTTTTAAGGTCATTTCTTTTTTAACAGCTTTAGAAATAGCATCTCTTCTTTTCTTTAAATATCTATCACTATCATCAACATCACCATCATTATCGACATCATCATCTTCTTTGCCAACAGGATCTAAAGCTTCATCAATATCATAGTATCTATTTAGAATATGTCCCATATCTTCGTATAAAGCATTTAGTCTTTCGTTTACGGCATTGGCTTCAAGAGCAGCTTTTTTAAACTGACCTGTCAAACCTTTCAATTCTTTCATATTTCTTTTAACAGAAACAGCGTCAAACCAATCATCAGTTTCACTCAACACATGGTTTTGAGCAGACTCAGCAATACTAACAAGTTGTTTGGCAACTTCAATAATACCATTATCTTTGAAAAGTTGTCCACCTATCATCTGATAGTTTTTTACGGCCTCAATGACCTCGAATTTGTTTACCCCTTGCTCTCGTTCCTTAACAGGCACAAGGTCTTCTACTATTCCTAATAAACTAATATCTTTCATTTCAACACCCTCATTTTGAGCAATCTCGCTCCACTTCTGACTAATTTTTTCTTTTATGAATTTGTCTGCCAAATGTTTTTCCCTACCGTATTTAGCATGTTCCCACTTCTTCTGTAAAGAACTCGGTAAATCTGTTTCACTTAAATTACTATTGATAAAAGAAGTTACTCTTCTAGCATCAACACTTCTTATCTTTCTGTAACGAAACTCTTCTAATTTTTTTAACCAAGAACGAACTTCTTTGACAGTTACTTTTCTATCAAGACTTTCACTTATGGATTCTCCACGGAGTTTACGAATTTGTCTATTAAGACTGTCAATTTTTTTACCTACAGTAGCTTTCATCTGAAAATCTTTTACTCTCTTTTGAAAGTCAATTTGCTTTTTCTTATCTGCTCTAAGTTTATCTATCTTCTTTTGAGTAGCAGCATCAACTTCGTTAACTCTTTTGTATTTTTTTCCGTTGTATGTAATTTGGTCTTTCATAATAATAAATATTACCTTATTCGGTTTCCTTTGAGTTTAATATGTAATCTCTAGCCTTGTTTAAGTAATTAGCAGAAAGAGTAATCTTATCTGTCCACCAACTTGGTAGTGATTGTTCTTCTGACATACTATTAAGTTTATTCATTATCTCGTTTGCATCCTCAATAGATGTTTTTAATTTTCTTATGGCAGATGGAACATCAGTATGTCCATCTTCTTTTATTTGTTCAGGTGACTTAAATGATGAGGCATAAGGATTAGAGTGGACTTGTCCCATAGATACTGTTTTTTCATTTAATAATTTTTTTAATTTAATCACGATTTTTCTTCTCAAAATTTTTGAGTTTGACTTTAAACTCTATGATGTGTTTTTTATAAAGAGATGCTACTTCTAAGGATTCTTTTCTTAAACCGTCTTTTCCTAAATCTTTAATCAATTGTTTAACATTTTTTTCTAGTCTGCTGATATTATCATCAATATTAGAAAAGTATCCTCTAAAGTAGTTTGGAATTCCTTCATTTAAAAAATCTCTTAACTTAATCATCGTTATACCTCTATGACTTTGTATCGTCTGTTGGTTGAGTCAGCAGAATCTAGCTCTGACATTTTTGTGTTAGCATCACTTTGGTTATCATACTCCCAAATGGAATCACTTGAGTTTAGTTTAGCAGTCCAACCCTTTCCGCCAGTGGAATTAACACTAGCAGCATTTGTTTCATTCCAAATCCACTCTGGTATATCATCAGGTCTTGGTATTACTTCCATTACTACTCGATATGGCATTATTTAGTTACCTTCTTGACTTTTTCAATTGAACGACCAGCAAAGTAAGCGGCATATACCGTCATTAACAATGTTTGATAAACAGGTACATATGCCTCACCTATTGTAAATTCTCCAGCATTACCATCAAATACACTTAACACCACGAAAACACCTGTAAGGAAAATTAATGTTAATGGTCTAATGTTTTTACTTAACCAACTACCATGTTTTAAATCTGCTTCCCAACGAGCAGACACTTGAACTTGAGCAGCTTGTTCAGCTTCAGCAAGTATCTGTTCTAATTTTTGTTTGGCTTCTGCCTTTTCTTCGCCTGAAGTATGTAAATTATCTATTACATTGCCAATATCTTTTATTGTGTCTCCACCTAAAAGACTTCCAGCAGCTTTTGTTATTCCACTTAATAAACCCATAACCTTACTCCTTAATCATCCGCATGTTCTAAAAGTTTTACATCATCTTCAGCATTGTTAAACCAAAAGTCAATGACTTTGGCAAACGAACCAACAAATCCACCTAACATCAGTAGTAGAATCTCCTTCCAACCACCCATGACATCAACACCACTACTCATAAACCAAATCATAAGTCCTAATATTGTGGCAAATAGTGAAACAACAACAATACTAATTAACCATTTTTTGTTTTGTCTAAATTTAATTATTCCAATCAACTCTGTGTTGATTTGATGTTTTTGATCCTGAATGTGCATTTCAGGTGTATCTAAAGGATTATTTTTCTTTACTTCAGCCATAACCTACTCCTACAGTCTTGTGTATAAACCAGTTTCTTTTTCAAAAATATTATTTAGATTGTCGGCATAAACACCATCGTATTGTTTTACAACTTTAGGTATACCTTTTCTAACTCTAATAAATTTCATTATATATAAATCTTTACCTCTATCTAAATCGATAGCGACATGAGTTATACTTTTTGAATTTCTACCAATCTTCATCGTTAAACCATTTTTACCTATTGACATTTGTTTTGCACCAGTCATCATGATAAATTTGTTACCACCTAATTGTCTTAATAGTGTTTTTGCCTGTGATTGGTTTAGTCTTTCATTTACAGATTCTTTAATTTTCTTACCACCCATTTGTTTATAAATCTTTATTAGATTTTTAAGATGGTCTTCATCTCTAGCATTAGTAACTCTACCTTGTTTATCAATCTTCTTTTGAAACATCTTGATAGCATCTTCTAACTTTTTAAGTTCCATACTAGCTTCATTAACACCTTCTTTCTTAGATTTTAATATTTTTTTCTTTTCTTTGTCTTTGGATATTTTTTTGATTTTTTTCATCAAGTTAGGTCCTGCTGGTTCTTCACCAATCTTTCCATCTATACCGTAACCACAAGTTCCTTCATTTAAATTCTTTTTCATATACTTTAATTGCAATTCCATATAATTTGCAACCTCAAGAAAATCTTCTTCATTTTGTTGTCTATGATATTTCTGTAGATTTTTTACTTCTCTGCCAAGAATTGTAATAAACTTCTTAGACATATTCCAACCCTTTGGAGATACGGCTTCATCCACAGATTCTTTAATTTTCTTTCCACCTTTACTCTTTATAATTTTTGCTATCTTTGGATTTTTATTTTTTATTGACCAGGTCATTTTGTTAAAATCAGGTTTTCCCTTAAATCCAGCTTTAGCCAGTAAAGCATCAAGTTCATCCAAGTCTTTGTTGGTGCTACCTCGTTTGAGTTTGTATACGGCTTCAGTCACATCCTCTTTTTTAATACAATTTCTATATCTTTTACCAAACATAATTTTTGTCTTTCGAGTAGGATGTGTCATATATCCTTTTTGACAAGCCTCACATAAACACAAATCTTCTAAAATGTTATCGAGATATTCATCTATTTCTTGTTGAACATCTTCTTTTTTCAAACGACTTTTTTCAGCTCGTCCTCTGTTTTTTGATTGACTTTCAAATCCCACTATCTTTCCTCCCTTATGAGAAGCATCTTTACCATCACCATTCCCATAAGTTCCTTTTTGTCGGTTATATTTATTCAACTCGGCTCTGTATTTTTTAGCTTTTGTTGATGATTGAAATTTCTTGTATTCTGCTTTGTAATCTCTTTCAGCAGCTTCACCCAACTTACTCATCCATTCTAAACCAGGAATCTCTATGTCTTTTACTTTGAATTTTTTCTCAAATTCTTTTTTAGCATTTGCTATTTTTTTTAAATGGGGTGGAAGTTCGCCTGTTTTATCAAACTCATCTCTCATCTTTTTAATCTGTGATTTTGATAGAGACTCTTTTTTGACAGGTAAATCATCGTGTTTGGTTTTAGCATATTTCTTAACACTACTCTTTTTCATTTTTTTGGCGGCATCTTGAGCAGCTTTGGAAAACTTACCTGCGGGTTGTTCACCCTTTTGGATAGACCGTACTATACCCATAAACTTCTGTTGTTTTTTAGATACAGACGGCATCGATTATCCCCTCATTATAGAGTTGATAATAGATTCAATTCTTGTTTCAGGTTTTTGTTTTTCTACACCTTCGTTAACAGGTCTCATGAATGCTCCATGTGTGGATGGATTAGATACAAAATCAAAAGCGATAAGTTCGAAGTCTGGCTGAACCTCAACAGTATCTCCCTCACCCTCACGCATTGGTTCTACTGAACCTAACCCTCTTGATGAAATACCAAGTTTAATACCTGATTTAAATAACTCTTTCAATATGTTTCCACTCGGTGTAGATAGAACTTCTACAGTTCCTAATAAATCGTCACCGTCCCAATGCATTTCAATCACATTATGTGAAGCATTGTTTAGATTTACGACTGATGAATCTGGATGGTCAAGTTCTCCAAGTGCTCTCCTTTCAGAAACTTGTTCCTCTAAATACTTAGTAGTTTCTTTCATGAGAACTTCTCTTGGATATACCCTACCATTTTGGTTTTTAGATTCAGCTCTCTGTAATACACCCTTTACTATCAAACGACCATCGTTTTCTTTAATACTCTCATCAATCTTTTGACGAGATATTTCGAATGGTCTTACATCCACTAATAATTTTTTACTCATTTTATTACCCTACGTTTCCTGTGTATACAAATGTTACGTCACCAACAGAACCTGCAGCATCTGTTTGTCTCCATGCAACCGGATTAATATCCAAACGAATTGGTCCTGCACCATCATCCACAACTGATCCTGTTTCGTATGTACTAACACTACCAGATACATAAGCAAAAGCATATACTCCATTCATGTTTATGATAACATGATTTGGTCTATCTTGTATTGTTTCCTTATTAGGTGTTGTTACTCTACCATATGCACTTGTTGGAATACCTTTAGGTTGTTGTTTTTTACTATTATTAGGATCTGCTTCGTATCTTGACATTTATTTGCCTCCCCAAGAGCTTCGTTTAACCCAAATATCAAAAAGGATATCGGATACTTCTTTTCTTATTTCTTTTTTTATCTTTTTTACATCATCATTAGATAAAGCTTCATCAACAAACTTATATCCAGTTGCTTTTTCGATGTCTTTTTTCCTTTTCTTTTTCATTCCTTTTTTACTAAAAGCATATGGTGTCATAATAGGATCAATACTGGCAGTTGTAGTTATTTCTTTTAGCTTTTTACTAAATAAACTACTTACCAGTTCCTTAACTAAGGAATCAAACTTTGTCGAGTTCTTTATCGAGTTCATAGTATCTCAACAATTGAACAACAGAGTTATCGTCTGTTTGTTTTGATTCATTTAAACAAAACTTATCAGCACAATTAATTGCTTCTTGTAATTTAATTTTCAATACTTTATCTTTTACTTTCTTAATTTTACCATTTAACTTCTTTTTGAGTTTTGGTATTTGTGCTTCTACAAATATAGAAAAGTTATTGGTGTTAGAAATATTACTAATGTATTCTTTAAGAACATGCTTTTGTTCATCAGAAAGATTAGTATATTTTTTATTAAACTTTTCTAAAAGTGTTTTATAAGAAAGGATTCTTAAATCTTTATCTTTAAACTCCTCAGGTATGTAAGATTTATTTTTAGTATGTTTTACCGTTGTAACATTTTCTACAATAATAAAATAACTTTCAGTTTTTTCATCAGCTCCCATTTCATTTATACCCTCGAATAATTTGTATACAGAAGCAAATACTTTGTAATTTGGTACTTTGGAACTGAATAACTGATTTACATCATAAGACTCTTTTATAGACGCAATAATATTATATTTTTCTCTACGAAGTGTAGAATTGTTTAATCTACCCCTTTGTCTTATGACTTCAGATAAAAAGAAATCAGCTTTTTTATCTGACTTAAACTTTTTAGTCATAATGAGATTGTACAAAGCCAACTCTTTTCCTATCTCAGTATGTTCATTAAATTGTTTTTTAATGATTTTAAGAGCTGGTGATTCCTTTTTCTTGTTCAAAACATCTACGGTCACTTGTCTTAAAAGGAACTCAAAGAGTAGTCCCGTATTCCTTAACTTACTATGCTTAAATTTGCTCATATAATATTCCAAAGTATTTTGATACAATTATTCATATATAAATATAACGTAAATTAGATAAAGTAGTGAATTACTCTTTTATTATATTATCTTCACTCAACATAGATGGTTTCTTTTTAGGAAACTTATCTCTAAGTTGGTTCAAGATACCCTCACGAGCAACTACTGTACTAGCTTTCGATGTGGCAAGAGGTGATTTACCTTTGAATTCTCTTTTTCCATATGACCTATCAACGTCTTTTAGACTTTCGTGACCGTATTTATCTTTCATCGTTTCCTTATCTTTGAAAGGATCTTTTTCACTACCACCCCATTCGCCTTTTCTACTTACCTCGAAATCGTCTCCTTCTCCACCCTCTTCTTCAGGTGGTTCTGTAGCAGGATCCTTACCTTCTGTTTCTATTGCCTCTAGTCTAAACTTTTGTTTTGTGTCTTCTACAATACCTTCATAGATGTTAATCTTTTGTTCATCACTCAAATCAAAAATATTATCATAAACCCATTTTCTACTAAATAGTTTACTATCTATTGCCTTTTCAGCAATGTCAAGTTGTTGACTCATCAACTCAATCTTTTCTTGTTCATGAATCATTGATGGATTCTGTAACTCTAATGAGAAATCAATCAAATCAGAATCATTAAATCCTTGTGAGTAAAGATGAACAATACCAATTTTAGTTAACTCACTTACGATAATCTTTTGTAACCTTTCGATTGTACGAGCAAAACGAACATCCTCAGCAGCAAGTGTAGCTTTACCACCACTTAAACCTTCCTCATATCCTAAGAAAGCTTTTGGTATCCTTAAACTAGCCATCAACTTGTTTCTAAGATATTCGATGTCTTCTATCGCGTCATTGTTAGAAAGACCTGGTAGAGTATCAATCTCTGTTCCACTATCCCCACCACGAACAGGTAGAAAGTAATCTTCTGTAACTGACTCTACATTATATTTTAAATTATACTCACCTGTGTTTTGGTCGATGACAGGTGTCTTCTTCATCTTATTGATGATTCTTTGCATAAACTGTTCGACCTCTCTTGGTGGTATGTTTCCAACATCAACCTTAAAAACTCTTTTTTCGGGCGCTCTCATAATTCTGTGAATCAACATAGCGTCTTCCATTAAAGTCAATTGTTTAAATATCTTTCTTCCATTCTCTAACATTGAGCGCCCATATGGTAAAAAGTTTGTGTCGGATAAAACACGAAAATGAGCCATCTCATAATTTTCTTTTATTTCTTTTTTCTCCATATTGATTTCGAACTGAATCAATTGTGGGTTTGCAGGATCGTGGTCTTCTAATCGAGTGATGTCATAGGCACTAATTGGTTTCACATTTACAACACCATACTTATCAACTATATCTAACTGAAGATAAAAATCACCATACTTAGTCATATTACGAATCCAACTCCACAAATTATACTCGATGTTAATTACATCATAATATAAGTTATGTAAAATCTTTTGCACCTTTGTATTCTCACTTTTTACTTTAAGAATTTCACCTTCAATATTTGTAACCGTACTTTCGTCTGAATATATGTCAAGAGCAGAAGCAATAATCGGGTCTTGATCCATCAACTCGTAATCTTTGAACAAGTCGTGTTTCCTAACCTCATATGCAGCTCGTCTATTTTGAGCAACCGAATATGGATTTGAATATGTGTTTTGTATTAACCTCTGATATCGGTCAATAAAATTTGATGTTAAACTTGTTTGCGTAAAGTCTAAATCTTTTACCACCAAACGATTATCGTCTGTCTTTCTAATGATTACATTAGATTGAAATAATCTTCCAAGTCTTGTAAATAAATTATCTGCCATGTTTTACCCCAATAGCCAACTTAAATCTTCTTCTTCACCGTTATTAAGTTTTACCTTATACGGATTACTTTTCGGAGCAGATGGTTTCATCACAGTTGTATTACCATTTAGGTTTCCAATTGCACCAACCAAACTACTCTGAAATTCATTTCTCTCTGATTGAATACGGATAGCCGTATCCCTTATCCACAGAAGAATAGAATAAGACATAACAAGGTCATCGTTATATCCGTCTAATGCTTCAGTTTTACTATTCTTATATATAAATACAAAAAGTTCATCAATTAATCGTGTAGATTTTATCTTTACCATCTTTTCACGAGTATATTCTTCCATTTTAGCGATAATCAATGGCTTTGATTTCATTGTTGTAGTAAATCCTGGTATCTTGTTTCTATCTATACTTCTATATTTATTTGTGTGTTGAATGTCCTCATCTACAATTAGATGATTTTTTTCTTGATAAAATAGATTTTCATATCCTCTATCAATAATTGTTTGTAGTGTAGCCCATCCAATGTTGTTGTTTTCTACAACAAGTAGAGCATCGTTATATTTGGTTGCTAGTTCTATGAGAAAGTTTCCAAACTCGGTTGTTCCTAACTGACCTTTATATTCAGCAACTTGTTCCATGTCTTCTATATCAAAAACTTGTGCGGCTGAATAATCTGTCCCATCTCCACGAGCTACGTCAGCACATATTAAATAATTATTATCATAATTTGGATATTCCCATATCCAAAGATTCCTATCAAATCCACTTTTCTCATTTGGTTCACAACATATGTGTTCTTTATACCATTCTAATATAGCAGGATCAACAACTGAACGACCAGAACTTAAAAAGTCGGCATCACATTCTTGAGCCGCTTTACTAGGTCCTAGTATTCGATCTTGTTCTTTTCTCCAACTTTCATCTCTTTCAGGATGGTCTGTCCAATGGAGTTTTACTGTATTGAATTTATTTAAACCATCTGTGGCATCCATCCAAGTTTTATGAAACCAATTACCCACACCATTAGGTGTAGATATAGCGATACACTTACCACCAGTAGCAAGTGTCTGTTGAGCGGCAGTCCATATTGTGTCGATCTTGTCAATAAAAGCAGCCTCATCAAGTATTAACAATGATAGGGCTTCTGAACGGCCTGCTGATTCATTAGATGCAATTGCCTTTATCTGTGAACCATTTTTAAACACTAAAGATAATTTATTGTTCTCAACAATAGCAGTTTTCAACCATTGTGGAAGTCCATCATACATGACACGAACTTTTGTTACCAAATTTTTTGCAGTATCTTTTGCCGTGGCAATACATAGAATATTCTTGTCTGCATTAAACAACATCATCCAAAGTGAGTAAGCAGCTGTTAAAGTAGATATACCCAATTGACGAGATTTTAGGATGACATTATAGTCATGTTGAGCGTACTCATCTAATACATCATACTGATAAGGAAAGAGTTTAAATTTTATCTTACCCCTCTGAGGATGTTGTATCACACAAAACTCATTAATAAAGTATGAAGGATCTTTAGCACACTTTAGATAGTTTTGTTTTATTGCTTGTTTTAAATTACTCATTTTCTATGTTCATGGTTCGCAATAGCATTTGCTACAGTTTTATCAAAAGGACTATTAGCATCTTCTATACCGTTTATTTCTGACTCATATTCAGCAAGAACAGCCTCCCATCTTTTAGTTTCCATTTCTTTAACCCAATCTTCCCATTTACCTTCTCTTTTTAATTTCATTTCAAAATCTATCTGACAATAATAACATCTACCCATTCTATTATATGTGTCTTGGTCAATTGTTTTAAGGATAAGTTTTTCACAATCATCACATTTATCAAATCCTCTTGGTGGGATTTTAGTAATCTGTTTTCTTTTACCATCTTCTATTTTCCAACTACGACCACGAGCATCTGTCCATTCTTCACCTTCTTTTCTTTGTTGAACTGTTTTACCTTCATATCCTTTTTGTATAGGACGATTGTAAATACCCTTTACCATCTTTTGAATTTTTTCTATATTACTCATTATGTAACTCCTTACTTGCGTAATCACTTAATACATCGGGTAGAAAAGCATGAATAAAAAGTGCACCACTTAGTTTCATGGCTCTCCACCAATGTTCCCAATAACCCAATCCATTTTCGTCTAAATGTTTCATTAAAAAAACATCAAACCTGTTATTTGATTTATAGGAGCAAAAGCACCTGTAAACTTATAAATATTTCCATTATACTTAAATACTAATCCTTCGGTTGGAACAATAGCATCAAACCCACCTATAGCATTTAGTCTATCTAATTGTATCTTTAGTTTATTTAACTTCTTTAGGTCACCACCACTTCTTATATCAGAAATAGCAGACTTAAGTTTCTTTCTCATATTTTGTACTGACTTTGCTGGATTGACAGCCAACCACCCATCCATGTTCTTCATTATCTCAGCACCGACCTCAAAGAATAATTCTTCAAATGGTTTCATGTTATCTTTTACCATTCTGGCATGGTCTAACTTATCTGTAGTTAAAGTCCAATCTAAAAACTTATCGTTCTTTATTGTTGCTTTCATATCTCTTACTGAATATGACTTATCAAAAAAAGCCCATCTCATCGTAAGTCTTTTAAGAACATTTGCTGGTATTTTATATTTAAATTGTTTAGCAGCATTAAAAATAAACTCTTCCCAAAATCTCTGATGATATAATCCAAGTGTGTCGTTGTCTTTAAGGGCATATTGACTTTGTAGTTTAGATAAACGACCATGAAACTTTTTCTTCATCTTACCAAAGTCTTGATGTTTAGGAACGGTAACGAAGTTAGGTTTAGATATTTTGTAGTGTTTCTGTATATGTTGATTAACTTGTTTTATCATACCTTGTAACATTCTTGCACTATCTTTTGCTTGTCCGATTGGTCTACCACTATCATCATACTCGATTGCTCCATGAAAAAGTAACTCTGTAATATCATAGTTTACAACATTTTCACTAGCTGGCCACATCACTTCTAAACTCATAAACTTACTACCATTACCAAAAATCTTATCTTGTTGTTTCTTAGAGAGTGCACCAATAGCTTTTGATAAATCTCTCATAGCATATACAAAAGCATTTCGTATAGCACCTCTACCTTTAAATTTTTTCTCTACATCTTTTATAGATAATGCCGTTTCACCTTTGTTCTTAAGATGACCTTTGTTACGAGCAGCGATAAGTTTACCATCCTTGTAACTTATCATTAAATTTTGACCATCGGTCTTCTCTGTAACATTATCCTCTCGGTCAAGTTTACCACTTAAACCTAACTCAATAATCTTTTTTAAATCTCCGAATGTTAAATCTTTATCGTCAAATGGATGATTCATATGACCGTAAGCTCCTCCCATTAATAATAACTCCTTTCCATTTCTCGGTAAATCACTCGTGAGTGATAACACCTCTTTTACAATTTCTAATTTATCGTGTTGTTCTTGACCAGTTCTAAGTTCAGTATCTTCTGGTTGTTCATCATCTATTACCTTTAGTGTTTCAGGTGAATCATCAATCGTTATTTTTCTCGCTTTCTTCATAGTATCAACATATTCATAATCCTGATTAGATAATATTTTATCAACATGATCTAACCATGTGTTCCACAACTCGCTACCAACGATATCTATATCAGTACCAGCAGCTGGTTCTCTCACACCAGCAGGTCCATATGATACCGAACCAATAGGACCATTTGGATATGCAGTATCCTTATAGAATGATGTGTCTTGACTGTTATAAGCATCGGTATCAGTTATGAGATTTGCTAACTCCCAACCCAATCTACCAGCCTCTACTTCTGCCCTATTCATATATGATTTCAAACTTGAAAACATACCAGGACCATCATCTGTATCTACACTTGCAATCTCACTCCCCTCAAATAGATTACGATAAACCTCGTATAATTTTCTAAATTTATTCGTCATCATATTATACAAACCTTTATCGAAATATCCAAATGTTTTTTTAAAAAATTTTATTCTTTCTTTATCATCTATGTTTGGATTACCCAACATATCCCTTGTCTTTGTTCCACTTATATTTCCAAATTGGGGAGCAGTGACAAAATAACCGTGTTCCTCAAACCCTCTTATATCACCTTTACTTTTTTTGTAATCTTGATAATAAGTCTTACCACCACCTTTTTTAGTTCCAGCTTTTAAACGACCAGCATCTTTTTGACCGAAAGCATAAACCACTGCCGTGGTTTCAGGATTAAACTTTTTAAGTAAGTTAGTGGCAACATAAGGTGTTTTTTCTTCAATAATACGATTCTTAGGAATACCAACCTTTACCATATGACGAACTTTTTCCTTAAAGTTCATTGGATGTCTTGGTGGTTTTTTAATATTACTTGTGGTTATGTAAGCTTCATCTACTTGAGATGTCAACCATTTATATGTAGCAAGATGACCTGAATGAAATGGTTGAAATCTACCACCGAATACACCGATAGTTTTTTTAATTTTAGTTGGTTGTTCATTTACTTTCTTATAACCACTACCATAAGGAACTGAGGTATGTCCTTTCTTTTTCATCTTTTTTATTTTGGAGTGCCGTGAACCACCTTTGATAGTTCCATCACTAGCAACGATTCCCATCTCATCAATAACGGGTTTGGTTATTTCTTCTACTAACTTTTTTAAACTCATAAGTTCAATTCTAACACTTGTCTCATTCTATCTTCAAAAGGTCTTGGTAAACTATCTTTATCATAATAACCCCAATCAGTATGTTCGTGGTCTAATGTAGGTTCAGGTTTACCATTCATTTCTGCTTTATAAACTTTACATAGACGATTATGCACTCCATCTTTTATTGTACCTAAATATACTAAACTTTTAGGGTTAATGTCAAGCATTGTTTCTTCTTTTAATTCACGAGCACCAGCCTCTTCAAAAGTTTCTCCCTTTTCAACACCACCCATTGGTAGTGACCAAAAGTTTGGAAACTTACCTTGCGTCTCTGAGCGTTTTACACAAAGGACTTGACCTTCAGATACAACAGCAACACCAGCAACATTTCTTCGTGGTTTTGTTAAGTGATAGTCTGTTTCATTAATTAAATCTTTTAGTTTAATCATTCGTCATGTCCTTTATTTTTTGATAAGATTTACTTTTAGTTATCATTCTTTTAACCATCATGGATTGTTTTTCTAAAGTACGAGATAATAATCTTTCTTCTGGTGCGTGTTTTTTAATCAAATCAGATAAGTCTTCTAATGAGTCTACTGCAGATTGATATACATCTTCAATCGTGTCAGATCTTTTTGATACATATCTTTCATTTAGTAAATCTTTTAGTTTTGGCATAGACATAGATATTCTCCTACATCTATAAATATATAAGTTTCAAAAGAACTAAACTTCTAATGCTCTTCTAAACCAACCAAAGTAAAACTTCTCCAAGTCTGGCTTACGAGTTACCAAATCAGCATAATACTTAACACGATAAGCACGAACTCTATCCAACTCTACACCTTCCATAGCACCAATTGTTTTAGGTCCTAATCCACCATCTACTTTTAGGTTTTTACCTTTAGCATTGGCTGCTTTTTGTAGAATTTTGACAGCCCTACCCTTACCTTGATTCACACACATATCAAAATAAATATGTCTGAGTTCTTCAGGTAAACTTTCAACTTTATTACCGTCCCAATAGTGTTCTTTATAGATTTCTTTTGCTCCATCTTTAGTGAGATTTTTGATATCCACATCAGGATGACTTCTTTTGGCTATACCAAAATTAGTTTCTCCACCTGGATCTTTTGGATCGTTAACGTATCCACCCTCGTGGTGTAATACTATTTCTATTATTTCATCGAATTTGACTAACATAACTACATTCCCTCTGTGCTTGACCACTCACTTCCTGTTAATACATTTAATATTTGTTCGTGAGTGTATTCATTTGATTTTGAAGATAAACCAGCAACACTACTTGGTTGACTTCCTTCGTATTTTACAAAAGTTTGACTTCCACTAATGTTTAATCTTAATGTATTGACACTTGTTTCCATCACTTGTGAGAAGTCAATACTTCCTGTTTCACTTGTGTTAAAAATTACATATTTTCTATTTTCATACATGATTATACTCCAAATCTTGTTCTTTGCATTTCAAAATTTTTTAAAACTTCATCTGCTGATAGTTCTCTATTATAAACTTGTAACAAATATATTTGTCCTTGAAAATTTCTTTCATAACCACCATATCCCCATTCTCCTATTCTATTTCCACTTGTTGTGTCTTGGTAAGTTACATTAAAGTCCTTTGTGTCTTCTACTTCTTTAACTCCGTTTATATAAATTTTTCCTGTCGGTCTATTAAATGTACAACATGCATTGTGAATTGTATTCTGACTAACACCAGTCGCCTTAGTGAATGATTGATTGATATAAATACTAAAACCTACGTTGGTATTTGCCCAACTATATTGTAATATAGGACCATGATTTAGACCTGGATTACCTCCAAATATCATCCCCCCATTCGCATCATTGTTACTAGGCGGACCAGTTGCTTTAAACCATGCATTAATCGTAACTTCTGTAGTCGCTTGTGGTATTGGTGGATCTATTTCAATATAATCATCTGTACCATCAAAATTAAAAGCTCCTCTTTGATCGGTGCTAAAAGATGGACTATTTTCAAGTGTTCCAGTATTTGATGTACTGGCTAAATTGTGACAAGTTGTACCACTACCAGGATAACTATTTTTATCGCTAGCATCTACATGAAGTATTAATCCATCTTGTGTTAAATCTGGTCCTGCTGAAACACCCATGTCTATATCCCAAACCTACTTCGTTGAGCGTTAAAATTTTGATTGATTTCTGTCACCGATAAAGCCCTATCATACAAATGACAACACGCAAATACACCTTGTAGAAATTGTTGACCATTATTATCAGCAGGATAATTATTATACATGATTGTTGTATTAGATGCTGTGCTTAAATCAATGTCACTTTGTGTTTGGTCTGTAGCAGTTCCTTCTAAAACATTATTTATGAATAATTTTACAGTTGCCCCTTGTTTTGTAGCCACAGTATTATACCAATATCCTACAGGAAAATTACTACTTGATTGAAGTCTATCATGACCATCATCTTGATTGTAAGAACAATAAAATTTTGTGCCTGAATTTCCCCATCCTATTCCAAATCTTGAAAAACCATCTGTTTTATGGATGACAACCATTCTTGCTTCACCACTATGACTTCCATCAATATATCCCCACCAAGAAATAGTTGCGTCTTGGGTTGATTGACATAAAAATTGTGTGTCTTCACCTGCAAGCATATAATCATTAGTGCCATCAAAACTTAAACCTTTTCTATTGTTTTCTATATAAGCATTTCCAATAGAACCAATATTACCTATAGTTGCGTCCACTTTGTTAGTAGCTAAATCAGACACAGTTGTTGATAGATGTTGATAACTATTTTGGTCAGCCATATCAATAGCATAAACCAATCCATCAGTTACTATTTGAATTCCCTTTATCATATTCCAAACCTTGTTCGTTGGGCGTTAAAGTTTTGTTCAAGTTGATTTATATGTAATGCACGAGTCCAAATTGCAACACTCGCTATTTTACCATCAAATAGATAACCTAAGTCTGAATTATCACTACCTCTTCTTGCTCCTATCAAAAAATCTCTATCTGTTGCTGTGGTTGAACCAACTGCTGCTTCACTTGCATCTGCAACACCATCAACATATAATTGTGCCTTAAAAGTTCCACCATCATTTCTAATTACCATACCAACATTATGCCAAGTGCTATCCGCAACTATAGTGCTGCCCGCTATATTAGTACCACCTACATTAATTTTTGCAGTATCGTCTGTCTCTGTATAAATTTGAACCATTCTATTACTAGTGTCAGCTTTTGAAAAGACAGTTCCATCTGCACCAGCTGCTCCATTTATCCAAGCCGTTATCGTGAATTCGTTAGCATCAGGATCATCAAGAAATGAAAAATTATTACCACAAACTACATGGTCATTAGTTCCATCAAAATCAAAACAACCACCATTAGAATTATCAAAACTTGGACTATTTGTTAATGTTCCGTTTTGATTTCCAACTAAATCAAACCAAGTTGTTCCACTATCAGGATAACTATTATTATCGGCAGCATCAACATAAAAATGTAAACCATCAGTTACTATTGGTCCTCCAAAACTATAACCCATTTTTTACTCTTTTTTATTTTCTAATTTTTCAATTCGTTTATTTAATTTAATTATATAAAGAGACAACTCCTCAATC